AAAGCTGAATCAAAGAAAAGTGCTAAAGAGCAAGCAAAAGAGGTTATTAAACCTCCTAAACTTCCTGAGTCTTTTGAAAAAGCCGGTGGCGGTAAAGAACGGGCTAAAGCTAAAGTAGATTCAGGCACATTTAGTTTTAGTAAAATTGCTAAAAATTTACGTGAAAGAGCTGGCATTACTAGTTACAAATCGGGCGGTTCGGTATCCTCAGCTTCTAAGCGTGCTGATGGTATTGCTCAACGTGGGAAGACTAGAGCGTAATGCCAATTGAGCCTGTAGACCCTTCTAAAAAGGTTGACGATGGTAAGAGTGATAAATACACTCCTCCCAAGGAAAAGTTTGGGCCTAGTGAGTACGAAAAAGCGGCGGAAAAAGTAAAACAGAATAACGAAAAAGCTAAAGCTGATGCACATAAGATGGCAGTAGAGCAGAGAGAAAAGGTTAAAGCTGAAAGCCCACGCACTTATACCGAGAGGTTACAGGATATGGGTAGATTACCTAGCGGTGGTAGTAGTAGCACTGGCATACCAAAGACTAGCCGTGACCTAATGAAAAATAACAAAGCTGGTGGGGTAGTATCCTCCGCTTCTAAACGAGCAGATGGCATAGCAATCAGAGGAAGGACAAGAGCATGAGACCAAGTCGTGGCATGGGTGCTATAAACCCCTCTAAGATGCCTGGAAAGAAAACGATCAAGCGTAAGGACAATCCAGAAGACGTGGAGATGTACGCTGGTGGCGGACTTTATGCCAATATCGCTGCCAAGAAAAAACGGATAGCGGCGGGTTCAGGCGAGAAGATGCGTAGTGCTGGCGCTAAAGGCGCACCTAAGAAGGGTGACTTTGCAAATGCTGCTAAAACAGCCAAGTACGCCGAAGGTGGTAAGTCTAAGGTAAACGAGGCAGGTAACTACACTAAGCCTGAGTTACGTAAACGGATCTTTAACAGTATCAAAGCCGCTGCGGTACAAGGAACTGGTGCTGGTCAATGGTCAGCCCGCAAAGCCCAATTAATGGCTAAACGTTACAAAGCAGCTGGTGGAGGCTATAAGTGAAATGGTCGGACAAGCGCAAAAAGTCGATCAACTGCGACAGCCCGAAGGGGTTTTCGGAGAAAGCTCATTGTGCCACAAAAAGAAGAAGATGGCAGGGGGTGGTTTAGCAAAATCCCAGCAATCTTTAAAAGCTTGGGGAGACCAAGAATGGCAGACCAAGTCAGGCAAGAAGTCGTCCGAGACGGGCGAGCGATACCTACCCAAGAAAGCAATACAAGCGTTAAGCCCAAGCGAGTACGCAGCAACAACACGAGCAAAACGGCAAGGAAAAGCACAGGGAAAACAGTTCGTCCCGCAGCCAAAAGCAGTAAAAGCAAAAGTAAAACCATATAGGAAAATATGAGTACTTCAGGCACAACAGCTTTTAACTTAGACCTTAATAACCTCATTGAAGAGGCGTTTGAGAGAGCTGGTACGGAATTACGTACGGGTTACGATATGCGTACTGCCCGCAGGTCTTTGAACCTATTGACAATTGAATGGGCTAATCGTGGTATTAACCTGTGGACAATCGAGCAAGGTCAGATTAACTTAGTCACAGGACAAGGCATTTATCCCCTTGCAGTAGATACAATTGACCTCTTAGACCATCAGATTCGCCAGAACAACGGAGATGCATCTACCCAAATTGATATTTCAATTACTCGTATAGCAGAGCCAACCTTTGCTACGATTCCTAATAAACTAGCTACTGGGCGCCCTATTCAAGTCTGGATTAACCGCCAGTCAGGAATGAGCAATACCTCAGCAGCAACCTTAAACGGCACGATTAACGCAACGACTACCTCAATTACAGTCAGCGATTCTAGTTATTTGACCAATACAGGTTTTATTAAAATTGACAATGAGACGATTAGTTACACCAACGTAGTTGGAAATGTACTAACCAATTGCAATCGTGGACAGAATGGTACTACCGCAGCTTCCCATACAACAGGTGCCGCCATTACAGTACAGAACCTACCCTGCATTAATATCTGGCCCACCCCAGATGCTGGAGGTGCTCCGTACACCTTTATTTATTGGAGGTTACGTAGAGTTCAAGACGCTGGCACAAACGGCACCTTTGAGCAGGATATTCCTTTTAGATTACTGCCTTGTTTGGTTTCAGGACTTGCTTTTTATATGGCTCAGAAACTACCTGACGGGCAGGCACGATTACAGTTTTTAAAGGCGGAATACGAAGAACAATGGCTAATGGCATCTACGGAAGATAGGGAAAAGGCGCCATCTCGGTTTGTGCCTAGAAATACGTTTTACGGAGCTTAACTATGGCTAATCAGTTTGCCTCTGGAAAACACGCTATTGCGGAGTGTGACCGCTGTGGTCAACGTTATAAGTTAAGCGAACTACGAAAACTTATTGTAAAGCAACAAGTAAAGGATATTAAAGTTTGCCCTAGTTGTTGGGATCCAGATCAGCCACAGTTGTCATTAGGGATGTATCCAGTCAACGATCCACAAGCATTACGGGATCCTAGACCAGATGTAAGTTATTTAGCATCTGGAACTGACGCATTAGGTAATATATCGGGAGGTAGTAGAATATTTCAATGGGGCTGGAATCCTGTTGGTGGCGCTAGAGATGACGGTTTAACACCAAATAATTTGGCACCAGAAGGTCAGGTAGGTAGCGTAACGGTAACAATAACTTAGGAGTTTAAAATGTATAAATCAGGCGCAGATGGTGTTGCTAAAAAAGGCAAAACTGAAGGTAAAAATTTAGGCGATAGCGGTCCAAAATCCGCTGCGTTAAAAGGCTCTATCAAGAAAATGGGCGTTAGTTCTATGACTGTGAAAGATATGGGTCGTAATCTTGCTAGAGTAGCAAATCAGAAAAAATCTGGAAGGGGTCGATAATGCCAAAGTTCTCTAAAAAAGTAATGGGCAAGGAAGTCGGAGATGCTTCAGTCTATGCTCCTCCCCATGATATGCAAGGTAAAGCAATTTCTGCCAATGCTTCCAAAGGTATGACTGGTGCTCAAGAAATGGAAAAAATGAACATCTCGGTTTACGGCATTAGTAAAGGTGACGGCAAACCCGTAAACCAATACGGCAAGATGGAAATGCGCGGTGCTGGTGCGGCGACTAAAGGTCGTATGACTAGCGGGAAGATGGGATGAACTATACGCAGTTAACCACTGCCATTAAAGGGTTTGCTGAGAATGACTTCCCAGCGACTGTAGGATCCTTTACGTCTGCCGAGCAGATTGCCCGCTTTGTGCAGTTGGCGGAGCAACGCATCTATAACATGGTGCAACTGCCTGCTATTCGCAAAAACGTTACAGGTAACATGACAAGCGGTAATCGGTTCTTAGCAACGCCATCAGACTGGTTGTCGACCTTTAGCCTTGCGGTGATTAATGCGGCGAATGAGACTAGCTATTTACTCAATAAAGACGTTAACTTTATCCGAGAATCCTACCCAGACACAGACGCAGCCTTCTACGCCAAACCAGAGTATTACGCTGTTTTTGACGATAACACCTTTATTCTTGGACCTACCCCAGACGCTAGTTATGCTACAGAACTGCATTACTTCTACTACCCAGAATCTATTGTGACCGCTAGTACGACTTGGTTAGGAACAAACTTTGACTCTGCGCTCCTCTATGGGTCTTTATTAGAAGCAGCCTTATTTATGAAGTCAGACGCTGATACCATGACCATGTACAAAGCCCGTTATGACGATGCAATGGCAGAACTTAAACAATTAGGCGATGGTAAGAACCGTCAAGACGCTTATAGAAGTGGACAAGTAAGGTATCCAGTCAGATGATTAGTGTACAAGGGCTAGGCGAGTCTAGCGGGGTTCAAGTATTTACAAAAGACCGCGGAGGCTTTTCTCCAGAGGAAGTTGCTGAACGGGCATTAGACAAGATTATTCAGGTCGGGGATCAGTCTCACCCTTTGGTTCGAGATCAAGCATTGGCTTTTCGCAATCATATTCGTGGTGTGTTGGTTTTTTATATGAATGAAGCGGTAAAATTTGATCGTGTAACACTAGCTTATAAGCTAAGAGAAGCTGGTCATCCTGAATTAATTAAACTTTTAGAGGAGTAAATCATGGCTTTTACAGGCAATTTTATGTGTACCAGCTTTAAAGTGCAGCTAATGACAGCAACGCACAACTTTACAAATGGTACTGGTAATACTTTTAAACTGGCTTTGTATGACGACTCAGCATCCTTTACAGCGGCTACGACTGCATATACTTCACTTAACGAAGTAGGAGCTTCTGGATCATATGTGGCTGGTGGTGGTGCGTTGACTAACGTTACCCCAACATCTACAAGTACTACAGCGTTTACAGACTTTGCTGATTTGTCATTTACATCTGCAACCATTACGGCTTATGGCGCAATGATTTATAACGACTCAGCGGCTGGTGATCCTTCAGTTTGTATTCTTTACTTTGGCGGTGCTAAAACCTCATCTGCTGGTACGTTTACGATTGTTTTTCCAACGGCTGATTCAACCAACGCAATTATTCGCATAGCGTGATTAAGTGCCTACATATTCAGGCTGGGGAAGCGGTGCGTGGAGTGGAGGACCTTGGGGACAAGATTACACTGATGTAAATGTCTCTGCTAGTGGTATTTCAAGCACTGGGGATGTAGGCTCGGTTACTGTAAATACAACTGCAAATGTTAGTGTTACAGGAGTTTCTGGTACAGGATTTGTAGGTTCAGTAACGGTAACTGTTCCAGTCATGTTGACAGGATTAAGTGCTACAGGGTCTATAGGAACTATAAGTTTTATAACAACCGCAAATGTTAGTGTTACAGGTGTACAGTCAGTAGGGCAGGTTGGAACGGTATCTTTCTGGTTAGAAATTGATACGAGCCAAACCCCGAACTGGATTGAAATAGCAGCATAAAACGGATATTATTTAGGTAAGGACAAATTATGGCATCGACATACAGCACTCTTAAAGTAGAGCTAATCGGTACAGGTGAACAGACAGGCACTTGGGGGACAACTACTAACGATAACTTATCTGTAGCCCTTGGAGAAGCCATTACAGGTTCAGCCGATGTTGCTTTTTCTAGCGCAGACGTTACCGTCACACTTACGGATACAAACGGAGCGCAGACTGCCCGTAACCTACGACTAAACCTTACAGGTACTTCTGGCGGTGTTAGAAACTTAATCCTTGGTTCAGGTTGCCAAATTGAGAAGTTGTACCTTATTAACAACGGACTAGCAGATGCCGTCACGGTAAAGAACACTAGTGGTACAGGAATTGCAGTTGCTGCTGGTAAGTCGATGTTTGTCTATAACAACGGCACAAACGTAGTTGATGCAACTACGCATTTAACTTCTTTAACTCTAGGCACAGCCCTTCCAATAGCTTCAGGTGGTACAGGACTTACTTCTTTAGGCTCAGGCGTAGCCACTTGGTTAGGTACGCCATCTTCTGCTAACTTAGCTTCTGCTGTAACAGATGAAACAGGTTCAGGTGCATTAGTATTTGGAACTTCACCTACTTTAGTAACTCCAGTACTTGGAACTCCAACCTCTGGCAATCTAAACAATTGCACGGCAGACGGTACAAACGCTGTGGGTTATCGCAATGTGCCTCAATCGGGTTCAGATAAAACTACAAGTTATACATTAGTTACTGGTGATGTTGGTGAATTTATAGGTGTTGGTACTGGTGGGTCAATTACTATCCCAAATTCAACTTTTGCGGCGGGAGATGTAATTAGTCTTTTTAACAATACTACAGGTAATATTACAATTACTTGCACTATTACAACAGCGTATATTGCTGGAACTGACGCAGATAAAGCAACCATGACTTTAGCAACCAGAGGCGTAGCTACACTTTTATTTATTAGTGGCACAGTTGTCGTTGTAACAGGAAATGTAACATGAGTGGAATTAATCTAATGTTAGTTGGCTCTGGACCAGGTAGAGTAACTGCATCCGCAACAATTTCAAGTGATACAAATAATTACACAGTAAATACAGCAAAAGCACCAGGCTATGTCTCTGGAAAAACAGACTTTACTTTAACAATTAATAATGGAGTTATTGTTTCTTCAAGTTCTACTGGTTCTTACGCAATGACTGTAGATACTTCTTGGGCGGCTGATGATACCGTAGCTATTGTTAATAATGGAACTATTTTAGGGCGTGGAGGTGCTGGGGGAACTGGTGGCGGACTTGGTCCTTTTCCAAATCCAAATATAAAAGCTGGTTCGGCTGGTGGTGGTGGTGGCCCCGCACTCAATGTAAACCGTGCAATAACAATGAATAATTCTAGTGGA